AGAAGAGGATGAAGAAGATGATGTCGTTGACGAAGAGGAAGAAGACGAGGATGTAGAACCGGAAGATACATCAGAGGAAGATAATTCCAATGGTGAGGAAAAGGGTAAGAAACCTCGCCCACAAGTTGTTGTTGAATACAACTTGAAAGAGGCTATGAGTGCCATTACTGGTATGGCTTGGCTCTATGCCAAGAATTACAAAGGCACTAATGAAGATGCTGCCGACGTTCTCGTCCAAGAGATTATCGGTGTGTGTGAAGACGGTGATGATATTGACCTTAGCATCGCCAAAGACCGTATTAAATGGTTCCTTGAGTTCAAAGAAGCCCTCGACTACGCAGAACCTGCACTCAGAGAGTTTCTTACCGACAAACCCAACCTGAAAATCGTGAAATAAGGATACCTGACTATGGCTAAAACTAACGCAAACCAGTTCTTCGCAGAAGCAAAGCAGACCTGCCTAGACCTCGGCTTCACCCCAAACCTCAAGTCTGCTCGTCGTGTTCTTAAGAGTGGTAAATCTTCCATCAAAGGTAGCAATAACTATTTTGCTCGTCGTGAAATCTTCGACATCTCTGAGAAGCCCTACACCAACGAATTTGGCGATCAGGAAGCCTTTGGTTCGATCTGTGAACGTAACCTTGAGTATGCGGAATCCTTCGTGGAAAATAACATGAAGAAATTTCAGGGTGGTGTTAAGAACATGACTGATGCAACCCTCTACATTATGCGTCGTCAGCGTCAGGAACTTAACCGTAAGGGTTAATGGAAAGGAAGAGTCACATGTCAGATATTGCACATCAACCGTGTCCATATCCTGCGTGTGGCTCTTCTGATGCTTTCAGTTACAATACTGATGGTTTTGGGAAGTGCCACGCATGTAGCAGGTCGTATCCATCTCGTGAGAAGACATTCGAGTGGGCCGCAGAGAAATACCCGACAAAAGGAAAGAGCATGGTGACAGATGTATTCGATACATACACCCCCAAGCGGATAGAAGCCCCCGACAGTGGAAAATACACCCCTATGCGTGGCATCACCGCACAGACTATGGAAGACTTTGGCGTTAAGACCTACCCTGACCGACAAGAATATGTATACCCTTCCGGGGGAATTAAGGTTCGGACCCTGCCAGAGAAAGGCTTCTACGCTAAGGCTAACTTCAAAGGTGATGAACTGTTCGGTATGAATATGTTCACTGCGGGCAGTGCCAAGAAGCTGACCATCACGGAGGGCGAACTGGATGCCCTCTCAGTGGCACAGATGATGAAGAGCAGCTACATCAACCCTGTTGTGTCGTTGCCCTCTGCTACGCCTTCTAAGAAGCTCTGGGACAAGTGTTTTGATTGGGTAAACTCTTTTGAACAGATTATCCTATCTATCGACAATGATGAGGCTGGTAACGAGATTGCAGCTAAGATTGCTAAACTCTTCCCGAATAAAGTCTATCGGGTGGATCATAGCAAATACAAGGATGCAAACGAGTTCCTGAAGGCAGGTTCTGTTCAAGAGTTCAAAGGTGCTTGGTTCAATGCCAAGAAGTATACACCAGAGAACATCCTTAACACCTCTGATCAATTTCTGAAACTCTATCAGGATACGCCTAACCACCTCTATGTGCCCACTGGCATCCAAGACCTTGACGACAAAATTCTTGGTCTTATGCAAGGGCACTTCACTGTCTTTAAGGCACCTACGGGTATTGGTAAGACGGAGTTGATGCGGTATCTGGAGTTTACTTTGCTGAAGAAAGGTATCCCGATTGCTGCATGGCACCTTGAGGAGACTAAGCTACGATCCCTGTTGGGTTTGGTGTCGTATGAGTTGAACGATAACCTGACACGTAGGGACTTGATCGAAGAAAAGCAAAGGGAATCTGATGTAATTGAAGCTATCAAGTCACTAACTAAAGACGAACTGTTTTACCAGTTCTACCTACAAGATGGTGAAGGCTCTGATGAACTGTGCGACCAAATCCGTTACTTTAGTCAGGCTTGTGGTGTTCGTTATGTCTTTTTCGAACCTATCCAAGATGTGATTGTAGGGTCGTCTGATGAAAGCAAGGAACAGATGCTTGCAGACTTGTCTGTTCGTCTCTCTAAGCTGGCAGCGGAGCTTAACGTAGGTATCGTAAGTATCGGTCATACTAACGACAATGGCGACTTCAAGTATTGTCGTATGATCGGTCAACGTGCATCGGTTATTGTGAACCTACAACGTGATAAAGACTCGACAGACATTCAGGAACGTAATACGACACACCTACACGTCGAGAAGAACCGTCCGACTGGTGAGGTAGGCCAAGCTGGTAAGATGCGGTTTAATACTGAGACGTTTACTTTGAGAGAGGTGCTATAATGTGGGTATTTGACATTGAGACGGATGGTCTTTTAGATGAGATGACCAAAATCCATGTCTTGTCCTATTCTTGTGATGGTAAAGATATTATCTCCACGGGTGATTATGACGAGATGCGTGAGTTCTTCGCAACTCACCACTACCTGATAGGGCATAATATCATCCGCTTTGACATCCCTGCGGTGGAAAAGATTTTGGGCATCAAGGTAAATGCTAAACTGGTGGATACCCTTGCACTGTCATGGTATCTTAACTTCGACCGTCCTAAGCATGGACTGGAATCTTACGGAGAAGACTATGGGGTGCCTAAGCCTGTTATCAAGGACTGGAACACCCTGACGTATGAAGAGTATGCTCACCGCTGCTCTGAGGACGTTAAGATCAACTCTCGGCTCTGGCGAGACATCTGGCACAAGCTGAACAAACTCTATCAAGACGAAGGTGAGATGGACCGCTTCATCCAATATTTGTCGTTCAAGATGGACTGTGCTCGTGAGCAAGAGGCCCTACGGTGGAAATTGGACGTAGAACGCACTCAAGCCGCCTACGACGAGATTATGGCACTGAAGCAGGAGAAGGAAGAGCAACTAGCAGATGCCATGCCACGGCGTATTCTAACGGCTATTCGGACTAAGCCGAAGGTGATGTACAAGAAAGACGGAAATTTGAGTAGTCATGGTGAACGATGGACCGCACTTTGTGCAGAGAATAAGATGCCAATCTCCGCAGAACAAATAACTGTGATGGTGGGTGATGAACTAGCAAACCCCAACTCGAATGACCAAGTAAAGGATTGGCTCTACAGCCTCGGCTGGAATCCTAGGACTTGGAAGTTCCTTCGTGACAAGGTGACAGGAGATGAACGAAAGATCGAACAAGTTCGTAAAGATGGTGAACTCTGTGAAAGTGTTCTGGACCTCTCTGATGTGGACCCCGCTGTTGGCATCTTGGATGGCCTTACTGTGCTTACTCACCGTGCTGGCATTCTCAAGTCTTTTCTCGAAAATGTCTCAGATGATGGGTATTTGAAGGCAGAGGTAGCAGGGTTTACTAACACCCTCCGCTTCCGACATGCAAAGCCTCTGGTGAACCTACCATCGGTGGATAAGCCTTATGGTGATGTTATCCGTGGGGTGCTTACCTGCCCCGAAGGGTATACCCTCTGTGGGGCTGATATGACCTCTCTGGAGGATACCACTAAGCGACACTATATGAAACCACTTGACCCTGACTATGTTCTTGAGATGTCTCGTGAAGGCTTCGACCCCCACTTAGACTTAGCTAAGTTTGCTGGTGACGTTACCCAAGAGGATATTGACGACTACAACGCTGGTAAACGTCCTGACCTTAAGGCGGTGCGTAAGGCTTATAAGGTAGTGAACTACAGCGCCACATACGGTGTAGGAGCACCTAAATTAGCCCGTGAGGCGGGTATGTCCCAAAAGGACGCAAAGAAACTCCTAACTGCCTTTTGGGAACGTAATTGGGCTATCCAGAATGTTGCAGGAAGTCTTCGTGTTCGTGAGTTGTTTGGTACTATGTGGTTACAGAACCCCGTCAGTAAGTTTTGGTATCAGTTGCGTTCCGATAAAGACCGCTTCTCTACCTTAAACCAAGGCACTGGTGTATTCTGTTTTGATAGTTGGGTAGCTATATGTCGTCAAAATGGCTTACAGACTATAGGACAGTTCCACGACGAGGTGATTGTAATTACCAAACTAGGTGATGAGAACGAGACTGAGGGTATCATGAAGGGTGCAGTCGAAAAGTTGAACACTAAGCTGTCCTTAAATGTCCCACTAGGAGCTGATGTTCAATTTGGTAACACATATGCAGCAATTCACTAGCGACTGTAACATTTCGTGAACTGACAAAACACGAAATAAGGTGCTATATAGTATATACATACTAGGCAAAAGGAGATGATAATGCCTACTTACAACATGGAAATGGTGCTTGAATGGGCACGAGTTTTCCCAGAAAACGCTGATATGGGGAACCCAGAAGGCCCCCGTGCAGCACAAGCCATCCACAAGAAGGGCGGTCAATATGTAGTCAATGCTTACTTCACTGATGAGCCACAGATCGACAAGTTGTTGAATGATGGTCTTGACCCTTCGCCAATGAACTCCCAGCGTATCCTTGAGGGTAATTCGCAGTATGGTATCGGTAAGTTTATGAAACTGAAACGTCAGGTTGTTGACGACATCAAAGAGTTCGATGGTAAAGGTGGTAAGCAAGTCGTAAACTTTGGTGGTCCTATCACGATCCTGAACCTTACCAATGGGATTGATAATAAGCGTGAGTGGAACCTTGAAGAAGATGGTCTAATCGGTAACGGCTCTAAGGCTATCGTCCAGTTCCAGACTTATGCATATGGGGCGGGTGTTCGGGTAATGGGTATCGCTGTTACTGACCATGTGACTTATGAAGGCA